GTGGTAATGAATCCGATAAGGATGTTGTTCGTAAGCAGAAGCGTAAGCTTTCCTATTATGCAAACATCTATGTTGTAAAAGATCCTACTAATCCTCAAAATGAGGGTGGTGTATTCCTTTACAAGTTTGGTAAGAAGATCTTTGATAAGATCATGGAATCAATGCAACCTGAATTTGAGGATGAGACTCCAATCAATCCTTTTGACTTCTGGCAGGGTGCAAATTTCAAGTTGAAGATTGTTAAGAAGGATGGATACTGGAACTATGATAAGTCAGAGTTCGATACAGTAGGACCAGTTCTTGATGATGATGATGCACTGGAGGCACTGTGGAAGAAGCAGTATTCTCTTGCTGCTGTAACTGCTCCTGACCAATTCAAGTCCTATGAGGATCTTGATAAGCGTCTGAAGTATGTTTTGGGACAGAAGACTTCTAATCGCCGTATGGACGAAGAAGTTGCTGATGAGGATAATGAACGCACATTCTCACCTCCTGATTTCACTGCTCGCAAAGCAGCACCTGCTGCTCCTGTAGCATCTGCAAGTGAAGATGAAGATGATGCTCTAAGTTATTTCCAGAAACTTGCTGAGGAGTAATTAGGAATAGAGTCTAATATTTTCTGCTTTCTTAAGGGTTTCACTGATATATTCGGTGGACCCTTTTTTATATGTCATAATTTCTTCTAGGTCATCTTTGACTACATTAAGATATCTTGGTTTGAGAGCAAAGATGTTTCTTTTATCATTTTCTATTTCCATTTCATATTCATAATTGGTAACAGGTGTAGTAATACCAGATTTGGTTTCTAAACTATCAATCATATAATCATAAAATGTTACTGAGAAGTCAGATTCTACTGTAAGACCTTCTTTTACGATTGTCACCCCTGAACTATTTTTAACTTCTTGTGTTTCATAATGGTGGGTATTATAAAGTGCTTCATGACTTCCATACTTATCTAAAAGATATTGATCATACTCAAGTTGTGTCATAGGCCATTCGGTCTTGATGTTAACCACATTATTTGCTGCCAACACCAACCAATCTAAACTTGAGTCATTATAAACTTTAAACGCAACATTATCAGGTCGATCATCTCCTTGAACTTGATACTTAGTGAAGAACGAAAGGTCTTGGAAAATGTCTTCTCTAAGAGCACCTTTTTTGAATAAGTTTTTTACTGGGATATAGTCC